TTTCACCTGAGTTTATATGTTTACTTAATTTAGTCTAATAAAGCAAGACTATGTTGTAACGTCCCGCTTTTTAATCTCTAAAGCGGAGAGTACGACATGAAGCCTGTTTGCAGCCGCTGCAGTAACCTTAATAATCTCGCTTTCGGCGACTACTAAAGGTGCTGACAGCAGTTCTGAGGTTGCGTTAGCCGAGATGGATTTAACGTTAAAAAGGCTAAAAACAGCGTCATCGGTGTCGGTTAAGGTCACGGTAATCGTGCTGCCGGATCCTGAGTCATCAGACACAAGAATAGACTTAACCACAGCCGTTACCGCTGTGGGTACCGTGTACAAGGTCGTTGCTGATGTACCGGTTAAATCTGCTTTTTTATTGACGAATGTATTTGCCATTATGCTAAATAGAAGTTTACCGCTTCTAGTTCATCTTTTAAATCTTGTTGAAACGTTGAGTTTAATTTCTGTACGATACTATCCACATCTCTCACAAAGGATTGCTGTAGTTGTTGATCGTATTGTTCTCCGGGTTGTGTTAGTGCCTGTACAATTCTAGCCATTATCTTCTTCCATCCGGTTGAATATCTAATCTGAAAGTTCCAAGCTTCCAGTGTTGTGTAGTACTTGTATTATCTACTTTTAAAGCGATAGCACGAGCTCTTGCTCTGGTATCTATTTTTGTTGTACTGGTTGTCGTTGTAAATGGCCCTAGTGAAGAGCTCGTTTCAGAATCCGTTGGATAATTTTTTAAATTTAGTGTCACTCTTGCATCACCAGTTTGACTCAAGAAATCAGGAATGACTCGTCTAATTTTCATCATATATTCACCATCATTACCTATACCCATAGTAGCGCCTTGTTGACCAATGTCAAAATCACCAGACTGAATGCTGGCTGCAATGGCACTCGTGGCTCCTGCTTTAATTTGATTCGATCCTGTTTCGTGTTCGTAGTAGGTTGTCACACCATCGGTGTTGCCTACGGTTGAATCACTGGTTGCGGATGAATCGTATTCCGTTGCATGGGGTTTACCAAAAATATGAGAATCAGACCATGTGGATCTTGATAAAGAACTCGTCGTCCATATGGGTCTTTCTGCTGTGGAGTCCATGTAGTTATAAGTGACGGATCTGTTATTCGATGCGGCACCACTTCCAGGATAGAACCACGTCACTTCTCCGAAGAGATTATTCAGTCCTGCGTAAATGTGATTTTTAGGAATGGTATTAATATCATCGTAAACATAATCTTCAACCAAACACGCTAGGGATTCCAGTTTACCGGTATATCTAAAGAAACCATTTTCAGACATCCAGTAGGCTACACCATCAACTTCGACAGCTGCGTTCTTACCAATGAGTCCACAATTCGTTCCCACTTGCTGGAATGAAAATACAAACGGGGCTCCGACAAATCTCATAACGAATAAAGATGTATCCGTCCAAATATAAATGGCGTCACGACCTCGAATCGCTGCCACGATCCGTGTTCCGTCGGCCAGTCTTTGTGTTCCAGCGGTATTGGTTGCTGAAGGGGTATACGAGGTTGAGGCATCAATGCTCTCTTGATCGGACCATCTAATGTACATGTCATCTTGTGTTGATGTGGTTCCAATTGTGGTTTCTGTTCCCAAAAATACTAAGTGCCTGTCGGGTGTGGATACTAAAGTTTGTACAACGGCCGTCGGTGCATTTGCCACAATCGTAGCTCTTGTCGACGTTGCGCTATCGGCATCGGAATTCCATTCAAACGTTGCACCATCGGTAATCGTTGCAATGAGTTTATTTCCATAATTGTCAAGGGTCCAGACACCGGGAGCCGTAATAATATCTCCCGTTTGCGAAGCACCCCATTTGGTATAATCTGAAGCATCAGTAACGGTTGCTCCGTCCGAGTGAGATGCGGCTGTGGTATTATCGGATCCTCTTGTAAGTCCTGATAAAGTTTCTGTTCCGGCAGTATTGGAGGTATAAGCAATACGCTCGTCATCAATGACCACGGTTCCCGTAGCGGGAAACGAGGCCGAGTCATCGAGTACAATGCTGGTTGAGGATGACGTCAAAGCTCCATCTAAAGTGGATGTTCCTACTCCTAATTTAGTACCACCCCAAAGCCCCAAGCCCCAGCCGGCTGCTGATTCTTCAACGGCAGGACCGATGGAATAATAATGCTTGACCCTTATGCCTCCGGATGTGGTTGCTCCGGATCCACTTTCCGCTGATCCCATTGTGACTGTAATCGTTGTGCTGGTTGGTACGGTGGTGACCATGAAATTATAATCATCAAAATCACCAGAACTAAAATCAGAATCGGTGATAGCAGTAAAATTATCGAGAAGAATAATATCCCCTTTGTTAATTCCATGAGTGCTTGCAAACGTGATCGTGACAGTTGTTGATCCATTGGTTGTTGTAAAGGCATTGGTTAATGTTGTCGTACTTTTAAGAGGAGTTATATCATAAAAAGCTCCTCCAGAATAGATATATAAAAATCGGTTTGTTCCTAAAGCGGCGTACTTAATCCCGCTGGCATTAACGAAATGGTGTAGTGCCGTGTTTCGTCCGGTAATGGTTTTATCCCCGAGTTGAGACCATCCTCCTATTTTCTCAGGCGAACCATAACGAAAACGTACATAGTCACCACTCACCCATTGGCCTTCTCCGCCAGTGGCTGTGACTTGCTTGTTAAATCCAGGGGCTATGTTAATTTTTTGTAGCATAATTATCTCGCGTTACAAGGTACTCCATTTGAATTGACGAATGGTGCTTCTGCAAAAGCCATATAGACATAGGTTGAGCCACTTTCATTTGAGTCAGAATCAGTTGCTCTCCATTTAAAACCATTAGAAAGTAAATCTACTTGGTTATCGGAAGAATTTTCAGCACTTGTTGCGTTAGCTGCAAGATAATCATTTTCATCATTATATCCTTTTCTTTTATTATCGTACATATTCCAATCTCCTACACCACCACCAGGTGAAGCATATTTTGCCATTACAAAAGCTGGACGAAATCCAGTATAGACAAATGCTCCATCGGCATTTCCGTTTCCTACGAATGATCCAAACTTGCTGTAGCCTTGTACGTCTGCAAACGCATATAAAATATATTCATCTGTTGCATTAGTATCATTTCCATTTCCTAGAAAGACGTTCGTTGCAGTTGGAACCTTATCATACCACGCAGCAGCATCATCAGAAGTAGCATTAGTTTTATCCAATTCCAGCACATCTGTTCCAGGTGCTGATGTATTTTTATTATGAAATACCGCCCAACCTCTACCAGATTGATCCAGACATTTAACAATAACAAATTTAGCAGCCACACCTAATCCGTGTGCAACTGTAGAATCATTCTGCGAATCTCCATCAAATCGTATAATGGATTGTTTAGCTGTTGCATTAAATGAATAGGCTTCTGGAGTAATATGATATGATCCTTCTCCAGCGTCTGTTGTAATTCCAGATGTCGTTCCCATTTTCCAGCAACAGGCAACATAATCTTCTGTATTAGTATTAACCTTAACATCGGCATCGACTTGAAAACCATCGCTTGTAAAAGAATCTAGCGTATCGGTATCGGTGACTTCTGCTGTTTCATCATTTGAATGTAAAACTTTAGTAGCCCCACGCACAGAATCAAAAAGACAATGCGAATCCGATTGATCTCGATTTTTTATCCAGACAAAATCTGGTTGCATATCCGTATCGGTGTCATCAAAAGTAATTGCGTGATTAGCACTTCCATTTCCAGTATAGAGCTGAACTTTAAAATATGCTGATGGATCGTCTATTGTTGTAAAAACTGCCATTTAACCTCCATATGCTCCTAAGTTTTTGGTACATATTGCGTAATATCCACTTGGTACTGCGTATTCAAAATTTCCATAACCATCAGCATCTGCATTTCCTGATGAAACTGTAAATGCTGAACAGCCACCAAAGTTACATTCTTGATTTATTCGATCAGAACCTCCTCCAGCTCCTGTAATAGGAAACCACGTTAAACCTGTGGTAATATCAGTTCCGCCACTATTAAGTAAACTATCATTTTTATACCAATATATTTTTAAATTTGTTATATCCAAAGCTACACTAATTATATCGTTTGTGGTTGATGAAGTTAAACCAGTTAAAAGTTGACTGTCATTATTATATACATTTCCTGTTGTTAAATAAATAAAACCATTACTTCCAGCGGCACCAGGAGTTCTATCTAGTCTAGTAAATAATTTATCTACATCCATAATTCCAATTTGTTGTGTATTAGATGCAGTTAATTTTGCTTCCCAATACCATTTTCCAGCCGATAGTCCAAAAGTTCCTCCCATAGAACTGTATGTAGACGTACTTACAATTTTACAATTTCC